CTGATTCAAGCTCTCTGATTTGTTTTTGATAGCCAGAGACCTTAACGTTGTTTTGAGAAATTTCATTCGTGAGTTTGGTTGATTCCTTAGCGAGTTGAACAAATTGACGTTCCCTTTCTTCTTCATTTGTTATTGCTTTTTCTAGTTCTTGATAACCAGATTGTAGTTCTTTAGCTTTCTGTTGGGCTTCGTCAAGTTTATTTAGCCTTAACTCTTCATTAATATCTTGTGTGCAAGTAGGACATACAGTATTTTTTGAGAAGAACTTATGTTCTTTCTTTACTGTTGATGCCTTGTTTGATATTTTTCCTTTAAGATTACCTAACTCTTTAAGTTTCTTATCAGCACCTATAAATCTTTCTTGGTCTTTAATTAAGTCTTCAATGGTTCCTTCTATAGCTAAATTTGCTATTCTACAACCTTCTGATTCAAAACTTAATGTATCTATCTTTTTTTTCTTGGACTCAATTCTATCTTTACCTCTCTTTTCAACTTCTTCCATAAAGTTCTGTTGCATCTCTAATTTTTCTTTGAGAGATGTTTTCTTTAACTCTAGAGTTCTAACTGCGTCTTTCTTATCTCTTATCTTATCTCGAATTATAGCATTCATTGCTGAGAATATTTTGATATCCAACAAGTCCTCAATCACTTCTCTTCGATTTGAACCTGATAGTTGCATAAATGGAACAAATGTACTACTTCCTAATATAACGATTTGTGTGAATGACTTATAATTCATCTTCACAACATTTTGCTCTAACCATTTCTGTTGATCATTCGCAGCAGAGGATTGATTCATCATTGATCCGTTACGATGAATCTCAAATATATTTGGTTTGATACCTCTACGAATAAACCAATCAATTGACCCGATTGTAAAATCAAGTTCAACTACACAGTCTTTTTCATTTGTAGCGTTTACAAGTTGAGATTTATTGATCTTACGAAAAGGTTTATTAAACAGAACAAATGTAAGTGCATCTAACATGGTAGATTTACCAGCACCATTTGTTCCAATAATTACTGTATTCGATTTTTTATTCAGATCTATTTCTGTCCACTGATTACCAGTAGACAGCAAATTACGCCATTTTATCTTTTTGAAACAAATCATTCTTTGGGGGAACCACGATATCGTCTGGTCTAATTATATTATACATGTAATCGTGAGTTTCGCAAGCTCTCATTGCAACATAGTCATCAACTTCGATTACACTCATTTCTGGATAATCATCTTCGATTGATATTAAGTCGGCATATCTATCTGCATCATCCTCCTCTTCAAACATCAAAAGAACTTTATCTCCATCGTCATTTTCAAGAGAAAATGCACCGTCTTCTTCAAATCCTTTAACCGCTAAGATAAACATTACTCAACCTCACAGGCCTCCCGATAAACGTCTTGAAGTATTTCAGTAATCACAGATTTGTCTAAATCTACTTCAGACTCCTGTATATATCTATTCAATAAAGATATTGTATCCTCAGATTCATCTGCTTCAAACTCTTCTCCCTCTGTAAAATCAAAGTTTTCAACAATTTTAAGTTCTGCCAGATTTGATGAATAAAGTTTATCAATATACTTTTCAAACTGTTTTGGATTTGATTTCTTACGAACAATTACCTTAAGTATTTTTTGATCATATTTCGTAATATCTAACATTTGATGTGGCGTGTCTTCATAATATAAATTATGAAATAGTTGATACGGATTATTAACTGGCGTATGAACTAAAGTATCTGTATCAAATAAATGAAATCCACGTTCACGATCATTGACATCATTCCAATACATCTCATATGGATTACCCAAGTAAAATATATTTTCTTTATTTGATCTCATATGATAATGTCCAGAATAAACTTTTTCAAACTTATCAAAAATATTTGAATCCATCCCATGTTCCATAAAATGACCACGAGTTGCCATAAAACCATTTAATTCAAGATGACCCATCACACATGGAGAATCACTCTCTTCAATGACTTCAAAAGTTTTTTCACGATTCTCAGGATTAATCCAAGGTACAAATAAAAATTTTGTCTTATCAATTGTGACTTCTTCTGCTTCTGAATATATCTTAACATTATCATACTCTCTTAAAAAGAGACCAACACCAGTTAAATCATTTGTATTCTTATAGTATGCAGTATGATTTCCAATAATTGTATGAACAGTAATTCCTAATTCTTCCAATTTATCAAAATAATTGTTTTTTGCCCATTCTAATGATACAAAATCAACACCTTTACGGCTATCAAACGTATCACCCATGTCAACAATAGTTGTAATGCCCTCTTTAATTAAAGTTGGAAAAAAGATATCCTCATAAAATTTTAAAAAGTAATCATGAAATAATTTAGAATTTTTTCTTGCGCCAAAATGTTGGTCTGTAATAATAGCAATCTTCACTGATAATTCATCCTTGTTTGCACAGAATCTTTAATTTGATTATAATCTGAACTTGTTCCTGTCATATCACCATCAACAGTAAAAACTTCTTCATAACCAGATCTTTCAATAATTTTAGTTTTAATTTCTAATTGTTTCTTTTCTTTTTGTATTCTTCTCAAAAATGCGTAGTGTATAATTTGTGTAAAGTAAGCAAAAGGATTCTTAGATTTTTCTGGATTAAAATTATTAATATACTGAACACAGTTTTCAATTCCATCACAAACCATATCATCCTTAAACATATAGTTCACAAAGTTAGGTTTAAAGGATAAATGAGTTGCAATCTTAAGAAAACACTCTCCAAGATAATTTGTAATACGAGGTTTTGCTTCACCTCTCTCTGCAGCCAAGGCAACTTTCTCCTTGTATTCTACAATAGCGGCGAGAAACTCTTTGTTATTTACATAGTGTTCCGATCTTTTTCGTGCCATGAAATGTTTTAATAGTGTTCATTCATAACATTATTATACACTATAATCAAACGCTTGACAATACCCTAAAAAACATGTACAATAACTCTGTAAGGGTTCAAAGGAAGGGATTAGCTATTCTTAAAGATATTCTCAAGACTCTTGCGAGCATCTTTAACGTTAGATATATAACCCATTTCTTTTGTCATCTTTGGTTTTGGTTTTTTAATAATATCTTCAGTCTCGTAATAAGCTTTTACAAATTTATCATAAGCTTTAATTACATCTTTATCAAAAACCTCACATGTGGTAATAATATTACTCATCTCTACTATATATGTTCTCTCTCGACCTGTCTTTATCCAAGGTTCAATTTTAATTATACTAATTCCAGGCTTGCGTGAAAAATTTGAGTGTCCAACCATTGCTGGACAATCTAAAGATAATACATCATGATCTGGTGCAACATTGATTTTTGCAATTACTTCTTCACCTGTTTTTAATTTTACAACTGCTAAAAATTTATCTGACATTTTTTTAAAGGTATCGTAAGCATTTCATAATTAAAGTTTTCTTCGTTATAAATCTTAACTCTTTCCATCATATGATTTAAAGTATAATTTTTAGAGGATCCATATGTAATATCATCAGCGATATCAAAAAGAGTTGCTTTAATTTTGTTGTCTCCTTTTCTTAAAACTCGACCTATACTTTGTAAATTTCTAATTTTTGATTTGTTTGGTGATGCGAATATGACATTGTGAAGATTCTTAATGTTAATTCCTGTTGAGAAGGTGCCGTAAGAGGCAATAATAATTGCATTGTTTTCTTTTTCTGTGATTGTGCGAACTTCTTCTCGATCCTCAGTATCAACTCCTCCGTGAACAAAGAAACATTTTCTGTTTTCTTCCTTACTCTTATTTATGAGATCATATAAAGGAAGACCATGTGCTTCAACTCTTGTGTATAAAATAAGAGTATTGCCTTTTTGATCAAGAGTCAGATTTTTAATAAAGTTATTTCTCTGTGTATGTGTGATCAGATATTGTATTTCATCCTCATAGTTTTCAAACTTTCTTGCTGGGTGTTTAAGGGTTAAAACTTTGATGTTTAACTTTGATAGATAACCTTTCTTCATCAATTCATCTGTGCGAATAATTTTATAAGTCGGGCCAAATAATCCCTCTAACACCCATTTATGTGTTTGTGTTCCATCAAGTGTTCCTGTAAATCCATATCGATATTTACAATCAAGCATCTTTGTCATAATACTGACCAAAGATTTAGATTTAAATAGATGTGCTTCATCACCAATTACTACATCAAAGTGATTAAAATACTTTCGATCTAATTTGTAGATTGACTGCCATGTAGTAATTGTAACATCATAATCACTTGTCTTATCTCTTCCAGCATAGACACGATGACAATACTTTTCAGCATCCCAACCATAATCTTCAAAATCTTTATACATCTGTTCAACAAGAGATGTAGTTGGAACTACAATCAGAATTCTACGACTGTGTTCAACATGATATCTTGTGATCGCATAGATCATTAATGACTTACCAGATGCAGTCGGTGACAATAATAATTTACGATTATGTCTGAGTGCATCATGAATACCCATGATCTGATATGGTCTGGGTTTGTGTTTTGATATACTTTTTACATAATCAGTCACACCCTCTGGAGATATCATCTCATTTTCTTCAA